AAACAGTTCACCATCTGTCTGATCGTAGGCGTCATAGACAGTATTTGCAACCCAGTTGTTGCGGACAATCATAGGCTTTACGTCAGTAGACTGTACGAGTTTGCCATAAACTAAATCGCCGAAGATTGACTGTTCGTACTGGATGAGCGAATTATTGGCGACTGGAGGTGCGGCATCGTTTGGCCAAGGATACGGTCGGCCAACAAAGGTATAAAATGAGTTCTGTGGGTTGTTGATTGAGTTTTGGAAGAGACTCATCAAATCTACAGAATGCTTAATTGTGATAATTGCCAAAATAACCTACCAGAGATATGCGTGTATAGTATTTATGATTGGGTCAGCGAAGATTCTTCTAGAATTGATGCTTCAGAGACGTCAGAAGTCTTCTTAAAGGTCCCAAACATAGCAAAACCAGCAGGGTGGATAAGATCTTTGACATAGTTTTTATAAGTATCCAGCATTCTGCTTGCCTGAATATCATACGAGAACCGCTGCCAGTAATACGAATCTTGAATGTACATCGTGTCTGAAGGGAAAGACTTACGATTCTTCCAATATCCGGCAGATACACCATGCTGAGAAATAACAGAGTCAGCAGTGATTGCCTGATTATTTGTAGCATCAGTAAGTTCTAGAGTCTCATCTGGCTGGTATCCGAAACCTGAATCCAAAATCTTTATCGAAGTAACAACACCAGTTGCATCGCCTGCTGTTGCAGTCACAATAGCATTGTTACCTTTTGTTCCACCACTTCCGTCATCTATTGCAAGAATAGCTATTGATGGTTCCACAACAGTGACTTTAGGCGGAAGAACATAGTCGTTACCAGGATTGATGGCGGTAATATATCGAATGGTTCCAATTTCAAGTGACTGGTACGTTAGAGACGCGCCAATGATGGTATCAAGATTTTCGATATCAGGAATAGAAATAGCTGGGAAGCCCCAGTTTGTTAAACGAGTAACAACCGACGTTGTTCCCGTCGCCGCCGAGGACTGTCCTGTGAGTGTAACGCCTGGGTAAGGATATCCAGCGAGGTATCCAACTGTAGTAGAGAGGACTCCACCGCTTCCAGCTGCTGTATTGATGACTGGAGTTGGGGTAGATGTGTAATTTGTACCGAAGCATCGGACGTCTGCTGTGACAATCCCTCCGTTGTTGTTTGTTGAAATAATTGCTGTGGCATCTGTGCCTCCTCCACCAGTAAATGTAACTAAATCGCCGTTTGCGTAGTTATTACCAGCTGCAGAGACTGCAATAGAAAGAACTACCTTATTTGCTGCAGAATAGGAATAACAATTATTCAAGGTCAAATTAGAACCTACTACTGCAGAAACGTATGCATTGCATTCAACTACTTTTGTAGTGAATACAGTATTAATCGAGAAGGTAGCCCCTGAAGTGCCACCGGTAAATGTTGAAGTACCAGCAACAAGATTCGCAGTATTGCCGGTTACTTCTGCAAAGTTGATGTCAAAGTTGCGAAGAGTTGCAGAGACTGTTCCATTAGATACAGTCTCATTTATTGTTGGAGAACCAGAGATAAGTGAAACGTCAAGCGGAATGACGTTTGCGGTTGATTTAACATACTCTCCGACTGTGTAGTTACCAACTTTGCCTGTTACCTGAACAGTGAAGGTATTAGCTACGTTGTCGATCTGAGTGTTAAAATAAGTTGAAAGGATATCCGAAGATACTTGGATGATTTCTTTATTTGTGAGATCACCGACCAAAAATGATGCACCGGTACCACCAGTATTAGTCGAATCAATGATAACTGAAGCGTTCATGGTATACCCTGAACCGCCAGATTTAAGAAAGAAGTTTGCTTTACCTGATTCGTTAATAACAGATGAGACTACAGCTTTGCCGCCAACACCTGTGCCGCGAATATCCAAGATATCCCCAACGGAAAATTCTGAACCACCATTTGTAATTGATACTGTGGATAAAGAACCAGTAATGCGAGGTGCATTGTCTACTGTAACATCATCCAATTCTTCTGAAAGTACGTAATCGCCGTAATGGAATGTGCCGCGAATATTCGAGATCAACATGCCAGAAATTATGCGACCGGAAACATTCTTTCTGAATACGTACTCAACAGTAGCCTTTGCATCTTTTGAGGATGAATAGATTTCTTTATTAATAAAGTCATTGAGGAATTCTGTATCAGAAATTTCAATGTAAGTAGGCACAAACCAGTTTGCTTCAGAAGGTGCAAACAAATGTTGAGAAGGCAAGAAGATAGTTACATCTTCATTGAACATGATACGAAACAGCAGCTCGTAAGAGCGTTGGCTACCCTTAGAACGATACAAATCCAAGATGTGCTTTGTCAAGAAACGCTTGTCGGCAAGCATCTCATTTGGCATAGCATTCATATACTTGGTCTTAAAGTATTGAACAAACTGAGGTAATGAACTGTCAATATCAGAATCGTCTGCAAGTCTTCGTGCATACGCAATAGGATTTGGAGTGTTGTAAACAGTGATTACTGATGCTGGTACAGATAGAATATAACGGACAAAAGGAATACCGCTTACTGTAGCAATTGATTGTTCTTCGACTGTAATAGTGAAATCATCACTAATAGCGCTGATTTTATAAGCGTGTTCTGAGGCATAGATATACTCACCGACTGCAAAGTCAGTAAGGAAAGATGTTCCAGTGCCAATAACAATTCTGGAATTCTTTGTGAATGAAAGAGTTCCAGAAGTAGTCTGATCTATAGTTTCAATCTGTGAGAATTGAGTTCCTTGTTCAAGATCAAGCTTGCCAAGAACTTCAATAGCATTATCCGAAACAGCAACAATAAGTCCTTGCTGAGCTGTGTTAGTCAGGTTAATGACTGACTGGCCTACGGTGAAACTTACATTAGCCTTTGGATTATAGTTGATTGTATACTTGTCAGTACGTTCAAGCCATTCATAATATGCCTTGACGAAGGCAACAAAATTTGGACCCTCATCCTGGTAAAAACCAGGAAATTGAGAGTCTATGAAGGTCGAGATATACTGTTCAAAATAAGTCTTAGTCACTTGTTATATCAACATTGAGTTTGGTGAAATCTACTTCGATGATATCGTTTGCTTTAGCATAGATGTCCTGATTGAAAGGAGTAGCAGTAAATGTTACACCGTCTGAAGACAAGAATGATGTTATATTGAGTGCAGCAACATCAAGCAAACCATTGTCATAGTTAATAGTTCCAATAGTTGAATAATTCGGTGTGATATTCGATGGATTGTTCTCTAGCAAATACAAAGAATTACCTGGATTAGTTACACCAGTGATTGTGTCAGTGATTGACCATTCTTTTCCACCGGACACAAAGTACGTAGATGAAACGCCTGTCTTGATCCTATTCAGGAATTTTATAGACATAGCATATGAAGTGTTCAAAGGAGGACTCAATGTCTTCGAAATACGAACTGTGATTTCATTAGACAAGATTGCTGCGTCAAGTGAATTGAGATATGCTACAAATTTAGACTGTCTGAATGCAGTATTAAAGCGCTGCAAATAGGTTGTGTTGTAGAAATTGACACCAGCAGTTATTAAAGTCTGAATCATAGGCAGTGTAAGTGTAGAATTTCTGAAGTCTACGTGAGTGTTGATGTTTAGCGATAAATCAATATAGTCAGGATCAACAAGTACAGGTCCGATGCCAAGAGAATTCTTGTCAGAAATGTATGTTTTGATAGATTCTTTGTCAACAAGTGACAGCGGATTACCTGTTACAGTAGAAGCAGCCATGAATACACGACCATATTCTACCGAACCAGTCACTTCTTCACCGCCATAAACATGAATAGACTTTACATTAGGAAATTTTTCAAGTATGACTGTTTCGTAGTCAATGGTTGTGATCGCTCGATCTTGTGTTTGATAGTGACGAGGCGCCATATAGCGGATAGATTCGATATCTTCTGCATTCGCACCGCCATCAGTTTTTGCTGAAGAAGTAATGACTACTGGAGAAAGGATGAGACCACCATTCTGAAAACCAAGATCAGAATTCATTAAGAAAGTATCTATGTCATTGCCATCAGGACCAGTTGTTACTCGATACTGAGCAGTGATGGTTGCACCATTTACTGGTCGCTTACCAAAGATGCCATCGCCAAACACCAACTCATAAAGATAGTTAGAGCTTGCTTGAATAAAGAACACTGGAGAATCTGGTCCCAAAGAATATAGTGTAGTTGCTCGCTTGTATTCTGTGGTGCTTGATCCATCAGTTACTGTTACGGTTACTGAATTAATGTCGATGTTCTTGTTGTTCATCAAGAACTGTTGATTTTCAATGCTCGAATCCAAGATGTAAGATTCGGTAAAATATGAACCTTCAAAGACTGGCAGATCAGTAATTCTAAAAAAGTTGTTTGACGACTTGTAAATTGAATTGCGATCAGTTACAAATCTGTGATTACCAGTAGCATTCAAGCCAGAGAACTGAGTACCCTTTGGAATCTCGAGTGTCGTGATCCCGGACGTTGGGAATGAAATGTCGAGCGTGGTCTGAGCCGAGGTTGCAGATCTAGGTGTGTAGTTGAGCTCTTTAGCATGGGATACAACCGAGTCTCTAAGCTGGGCCGAGTCATTAAATCGTTCCGCAGCGACCATGTTAAGATAGAATCCAAGCATAAAAGTGTTGTAAGACTGTACGGTAAGTAGGGCATTGATGTTAGATCCATCAAAATCGTAATCCTTAAATGCTGACTGAGACCGCATGAAGGCCTTCTGAGCAGTCAGAATGCCATCAAAATCAAGAGATGCTAGGGAAAGTGAGTTATTCGCAGCCAATTCAGGGTTCCTTTTAGTTTATTTATCGGTTACCGGACGCGCTTTAGAATAACATCAAGTGATCTTGGTTGCGTAGAATTGATGACTGAGAAGATGATATTGATGCCAACAGCATTCTGAGCTTCGGACTCATAGACATTGATTGACAGAACTTGTGCCCTAGGTTCTGAGTGCTTAATAGTATCAGCTACAGCTCTTGTAATGTCTTCGACTACGAATGGGCCGAATGGCATGAATAGAGATTTGCGGATACTTGAACCACGAGAAGGCACAAAGGGAATCTCACCGGCATCAGTAAGAATAAGATTGCGGATTGACTGTGCGACAGCATCCTCATTCGTTACTTTAACCAACTGGTTAGTAATCGGATGCTTTGTAAAGTTGTCTTTGAAATCGGAAAAATACTCCAATTTCTTAGCGGTTTGTGTAATATAGTCTGAACGTGCCATAGGCTATTTAATCCTTTCCTACATTGGCGCCTTCGCCGGCGTCAGGATCATCAGGAGCCGAACCGCCAGAAACCCAAGGTGGAGTTGCAAGGTTAGAACCGGATACAACCTGAACAGTTGCTCCACCGCCCATTTTAACTGTAGATGCTTTGAGATACAATGTACCACCGCCGCCAATCTTAACAGTATCAGACTTAATAT